AGCTTCTGGGAATGTATCGGCTAACTTTATATTAGGGCCAACACCAGATGCGGATTATGATGTAGAGCTTCACTATTATTATAGGCCAGCAAGCCTAACAAGTTTGTCTGATTCAGAGTACACATGGTTGAGTCAAAATGCCCCCAATGCTTTGTTGTACGGGTCTCTAATAGAGGCATACATATACATGAAGGGCGAGTCTGATATTGTTGGTCTTTATGAGGGCAGGTTTAGTGAAAGCATGTCTAGGTTAAAGGATCTTGCAGAGGCAAGAGAGAACTCAGACGCCTACAGAGAGGGGCTTCCAACAAGAGAGAGGACTTAGGGAGACATGAAAATAGCCATAGTTGGCCTTGGCAAAAGTTATTCTGACTATATATCTGCTAGGGTTGCGTCTCATCAGTTTGATGAGGTGTGGGGTATAAACTGCATAGGCGGTATTATACACGTTGATAAAACATTTATGATGGATCCTGTGTCTAGGTTTCTGGATACAGAAAACGCAGGAACTCAAACGGGCATAGCCCGTGAATTTTTAAGTAATAACACCAAGCCTATAATAACATGCCAGCTAGATGACAGAATAAGTTACCTAGAACTTTTTCCCTTAAAGGAAGTGGCTACTGAGCTAGGGTTTTGTTATTTTAATAACACTGTGGCTTACGCAGTTGCGTATGCAATATGGGCGGGAGCAAAAGCAATATGTATGTATGGTATAGACTATACATATAAAAACGTAAGCATGGCTGAGTCTGGCAGGGCCTGTGTTGAATTTTGGTGTGCCATAGCGGTGTCAAAGGGGATTAAAATAGAGGTGGCAAGCGGCTCCAGTCTTCTTGATACTAATGTCCCAGATAATGAAAAGCTGTATGGATATCACAGACTAGAAGACCCTTTGGTTCAAACAGTGCAAGATGGATCATTATTAATAACGAAGCAATCAGAGATACCGTCTCCTGAGCCTGTGGATCACGAGCCTGTAATTTTTGGGAGACATGATAATGTTTGACTTGGCTAAGGCGGGCTTAGGCTCAATAAATATTGTTACATCTGATAATGGTGGGCTGTCTAGCGATCAGATAGCCGATCTTGCTACTGATAAAATCGTTTATGTTTCTGAGCAGGCTCCTAATGAAATAAAGATACAAGCAGAGGCTTTTAAGGATAGAGTCCATGAGTTGTTGAGATTTTATGTGGAGTTGGCGAGAAGGGAGGAACGTGCTACAATTTGTTCAAAGATTCGTGAAGCTGGTCAGCACGAACTAGCTGACGCTATAAGGAGAATATAATGGCTATTGCACAGGCAATGTGTACATCGTTTAAAAGTGAGCTTTTAACGGCAACACATAATTTTGCTACAAACGGAAATGCTTTTAAGCTGGCTCTGTACGCAGAAGGAAGTGGCGGCAAATCAAATACCACAGCGACTTTGGGTGCGACCTCAACGGCCTTTGTAACAACAGGAGAGGTTGCCTCTAGTGGGTCTTACGCTACTGGAGGGGGTACTCTTACAAAAGTGGCTCCAAGCACATCAGGAACAACAGCATTTACTGACTTTGCTGACCTTAGCTTTACAACTGCTACTATTACGGCTATGGGCGCGTTGATTTATAACAGCACCAACGGAAACAAAGCTGTTGCTGTTTTAGACTTTACCTCTAACAAAACCTCTACATCTGGCACCTTTACAGTGCAGTTTCCCACAGCGGATGCAACCAATGCTATTATCCGCATAGCGTAAGAGGTTTACTGTGGCAAATATCACGGGATGGGGGCGAGGCACTTGGAACCAATTAACTTGGAACCAAGGCATTCCTGTGGTTGTAACTGGGGTTTCTGCGACAGCCGCGCTCGGTGAGGAAACAACTAATTGTTCTGCGAATGTTGTTGGCGTAGGTGCGGTAGCAACGGCGGGGCTGGGTGATGAGGCCGTTACTGGGGGCTGTGTAGTATCCTTAACAGGAACTTCAGCCACAGGCGCTACAGGCGCTGTAACGCTAGAGTCAAAGTACGCTGTTACAGGGGTAACAGGGACTACCGCATTAGGGGCGGTAACTGTTCGGGCAGGCGCAAAAGTAACAACGAGCGCAACAGGCATCGTTGCTACTGGTGCAACAGGCACAGTTACGTTAGAATCGAAGTACGCATTCACTGGCGTTTCAGGCACTTCTGGGGTTGGTAATGCTGTTGTATATAGTGAAGTTTTAACCGATCAAGTTGGAATATGGATTCAGGTAACTGGTGCCACTTCACAATGGACTATAGTGCAGCCCACACAAAACGCAGTGTGGAAAAAAGTGGCTTAGGAGTAATTTATGGCTAGTTCGTTTAGTACAAATCTTGGTATAGAAAAGCCAGCTTCGGGGGAGCTGTCTGGCACTTGGGGAGATGTAACTAATTTTAACTTCGATATATTTGATCGTATAACTGGCGCGGCTGATCTTACCGCTTCAGATCTTACAACAGATCTTACTATACGAGCCACATCGCCAACCTCCGGCCAGAGCAATGTGCAGACCGGGATGTTTTCAGTTATAAACTTAAAGGATAGCGGCTCTGATTTGGGTGGCACAAATGTGGTTACAATAGCACCCAACTCAGCTAGTAAATTTTTTATAATTAAAAACTCTTTAACTGGCGGTCGAGCGGCCACCATTAAACAAGGCACAGGCGCAACTGTTTCAATACCCGCTGGCACATCAGACATTGTTTTTTGTGACGGAGCAGGATCGGGCGCTGCGGTTACTGGTCTTGCAACCTCTTTTAATGTTGGTAGTAGTGCAGAAGTTGCAGGCACCGCTACCGCTCTAGCCATAGCTTTAGGATAGGAGTAAAAAATGGCAAATGATGCTTCCGTAACAATACAGGCAACAGTTCTGCCAGATGAAATTGCTAAAACTTTTTCCGGCACTATGACTGTTACCCCAGCAGACGCAAACGATAAATGGTATTACAAAAAGACCAGTGTTTCCAATTCAAGCACTGACTTGATGGCGGGTAGTTACACAGATTACACCGCTGTGGATGATGACACTGCACTTACCGCAGTGGCTACAGGCGATAAGGTAAAGTTCTTGTTCATTAAGAATATAGATGCAAACAGTCGCAGTATTTATATCGTATTAGACGCAGGCACGGCCTCATCTAGTGCAACAGATGGTATTACCATAGGTCCAAACGAGGCTTTCGCCGCTAGATTGCCCAATACAACTGTAGCCGATATACATGCTATATCATCTGCGGCAACCGCTGAAGTCATTGTGTGTGCTTTACTAGATGACGTAGCATAGGAGTAGAACATGGCTAATACCTTTAAAAATAAGGTGTTTGACGGTGGTAACGCTAGTGCCAATTCGGACATGATCGTTTATACCACGCCAAGTTCTACAACTACTGTTGTTATTGGTCTGACACTGGCAAACACTTCAACTGCTCAAATCACTGTAGACATTAAGTTAAACGCAAACGGTATAGTGTTTTTAGCTAAGAACATTCCAATACCAGCGGCGTCTAGTTTTGAATACATGGCAGGAAACAAAATTGTCATGGAGACTGGGCATAGCTTAATTCTGCAAAGTGACACAGAAAATAGTCTGGATACCGTAGCGAGTATAATGGAGATCACCTGATGCCGTATTATGGAAATAGTCCTGCTACAAACTTTGAAAGCATCCCGGCTATTCAAGAGTTTAGCGGTGATGGTAGCGCGACCACGTTTACCCTTACGACTTCTGTAAGCTCCGCACAAAGCATACTGGTTTCCGTAGATGGTGTTATTCAGGAAGCCGGGGACGCATATACCGTACCTGACGGCACTACGCTTACCTTTAGCGAGGCTCCGTCTAGTAACGCTGGTAACAACATCTTTGTTAATTACCTTGGCAATACGCTTGGCACGGTGGCACCAGCCGCTGAAAACAAGGGTAACTTCAAAGGCGGCGGCTTGTTCCGTACTAATGCACAATCCCTTACATCTGATATCACTATTCTAGCCACAGAGAACGCCAACGTAACTGGTCCGTTTACTGTGGCTTCTGGTGTTACATTAACCGTTGAAAGCGGTGGGACATTGGTGACGCTATGAGTACATTAAAGGCAGATACCATTCAGAGTACAGGCGGCGGCGCGGCTACGCTGACTAAGCAAAGTGCAGCAAAAGCTTGGATAAATCTTAATGGCGGAGGAACCATTGCCACAAGAGGCTCGTTTAATGTTGCATCTATTGCAGATGAAGGAACTGGCGCATATCAAACCAACTTAACATCCGCAACCGCAGACGCAAACTATGCTTTGGCGGGGACTTCTGGAGATGGTGGGTCTAATTCTGGGTGCTGGCATAGTACAGGTTACAATGTAAATAGTTACAACACTTCTAATACAACATCTTCTTTCCATCAGCAGATATATTATGCAACTGCTTCTGTTGCAGATACTTCATTTGTATACTGTACCTTACACGGAGACCTAGCATGAGTGAGATACTAGTAAACAAACTCACTGGCACAAGCACCGCTGGGTCTATCCTTGTAACAGGTGAAGGTAATAGCACGACCACTAACTTGCAGCAGGGGCTGGTTAAATGTTGGCTGGACGCAACTGACGGCAATACCATAGCAGATAGTTTTAACATTGCGTCTATTGTTGATGATGGGGACGCAATTAATACTTACAATTTTGCAAATGATTTTAGCTCTGCCCATTATGGTATGGGCGTTGCTTTAGGTGCGTCTGGTGGTAATAACGGAGCAGACTCAAGGATAAAAGCAGAAGCTGCTGGGTCTACGCAAGTGCAAACCACTTACGATGATAGTACGCTTTATCAGTGGCCTATACAAAAATATATGTGGATTGGAGACCTAGCATAATGGCACTAGGAAAAATCAAAGCAGATACCCTAGAACACAGCACCGCTGGCTCACTTGATACGCAGTATGTGGTGAATGGTAGTGCGAAATTCTTTGCTAATTTTGAAATGGATAGCACACAGGCAATTACAAAATCGCTGAACGCTTCTTCTATTACAGACAACGGAACTGGAGATTCAACTATCGCCGTGACAAGCACTATGGGTGATGCAAATTATATTCAGATAGGCAACACGGTACATGCTGCCGGTTCTTATGTCGCTTTTAACAGCTTTGACCATGACGGTCCTTCAACAACATCAAATGTAATTATGAATTGCTGTCTCAATAGTAATGGTTCATTGCATGATGGAGAACATCAAATGGTGGTAGTTCACGGAGACCTCGCATGACCCAGACACCAGAGTTTCAAGGCACACACCTATTTGACCGCCTATGCTGGGCTAAAGAAAACCTAGACGGTGTACAGTCTGACTACCGTGTAGTGTACGAGGACAGCATAGACGAATGTGCAAAGATACTTGTACCTGACCCTAACTGGATGGCTTGTGCGCTACAGGGCGGTATCTTGCCACCAGTGCAGGTATATTGGGAACTAGCTAAAGATGAAGCAAAGCCTGACTTTGTAAAACATACCAGAGGTCACTTGCTTCATAACACTGAGCCTGTCGAGGCTATGACCGAAGAACAGGCCATTGAGTATTTGATTATGAAGGATTGCCCACAGCATGTGTGGCGAGACTATGATAGCGGAAATAAGCCAAAGATGGTAATATGCCGCAAGGAACAGCT